TTATGATTGTTTTTTTTTTATATTATATTACCAGTAGTTGGATCATAACCAGGATTAACAGGTGTACGTGTAACTGATACTTTTACTACGTATTCATCATTTTTTATAATAGATTGGGTAATATACGTAATACCTGAAATAGAAAATGTATCACCTGGAATAACTTCTTGATTTAAATCCAACAAAGAGTATTCGATTGTTATATCTTGGAATAATGGTTGTGTATGCTCGTCTGGTCGTGTTTGAGTATTTCTTTCTAGTATTACCTTGAAACACGATACATCACCAACAAGTGGGGTAAATACAGCATCTACCCCACCAAGATTGGTTGAAATATCACGCCATAACGTTGCCTGTAACTCGTTAAAATCAACAGCCATTTTCTTACTCTACTCCACCAACTTAATCAGTACGCCTGGTCTAAAGCACATTGGGAGAGGATTTGACTGCATGTGGAGATTAATGCCACGGTTGAAGTCACGGACTTCCTGTTTTGCGTAAAGTGGAATACCGATGGTGTTTACGGTTTCGAGGAAGTCAGCCGGTGCGTAAATGGTTTTGAAGGTATTCATGGTGCCCTGCGGATAGCAATGGCCTTCTCCGTCTGCGATGAATTTTCTTGCAGTTCCGGTAGCGTCGGTCGCCGTCCCACGGTATTCTTCAAACATAATACCGCCATAAGCAAAACCCTTTCTGATGTCACCACCCATGGCCTGAGCTGCAAGGATGGTATTGTCAAAAGTGGCCTTGACTGATGCATGGCTGGTAAGCGCATCGAAGAAACTGGCGGAAACGAGCGCGCGCGGCATGGTCATTACTTCACCCATGAGGTTATCCTCCATGAGACGAAGCACCTGCATACACTTTCCACGAACATCAGTGGTGGTGGTGGACAAATCGAAATCAACGTATTTCTGATCGATTCCGAATTCAGTATAAAGATTGTACAAAAGAGATCCGTCTGCATCCAGGATGATCCCCTTCAATGCGCCCATTCTGAGATATTCAAGAGTGATCGCGTATTTGTCTTTCGCAGCCTGCATGTGGTTATTCATGACACTTGCGAGCGTCTGAACCTGATTATCTGTACCGAATTGACGGACAGATTCAAACTCAGATGCAAGAATAACGTCACCGAGGGGAATGTGGGGTACCGCAAACGCTCTGACCTTGCGTTTACCCATTCGGTTCTGTTGTTCGGGGGACCCGACAGGCTGGGTTGAAAGCAAATTGAGAACTCCGTTTTGTTCCTCGACGAGTGCAACGCGGGTTGTTATGCCTTTGTCGGTGAAAATACCAAGCTCTCTAAGCCGGCCGTAGGTATTGGGCAGGATATTAATTGCGTTCGAAAGCGAAACAAAATTAAACGCATCTGTTTCGAAAGGGTTAAGTATCATTTTATCACACTCCTTTGATTAAACATCGGTTCTTTCGACGATGCCGTTATTGCGAAGCTGAACAAGTGCTGCGGCGATTTGAGCAGCAGTAGCACTTGTAGGCCATGTTAGATAATCAGCTACAATCTGTGCGTCACGGACGATTGCAACTGCTTCCCTGTCTGGGTAATAAACAGCGGTATTCGCTCCGATGGTGCAGATATTCAACTGATTTGCGCTATTAAGATTTTCTGATTGAAAAGTACCAACCTGAGAATCAACTACGAGAACACCGGCAGCGTCTCCACCTGCGAAGGTTCCTGATGTAAGGGTGAACGATACTACCTGCGCGGTGGCGGCACTGGTTGCGCCAGTGAGTGTTTCACCTGCCAATAGCGAAAGAACACCACCAGAAGTATAAGCGATGTAACGCTGTGTCGTATCGGTTGTGTCTGCTCCGGACACCATCAAGCCATAGGCATCCTGAGAGCCATCAACACCACTGAGATTAAGTTCTTTGACTTTGCCAGAACCAGCGGCGACGGTTACTGTGAATGTATCACCAACGGCAAAGTTAGTTCCTGAATCGTTGATTGTGAAATTGATGTAGTCGGACGTATAACCAGTTCCAGTAACAGCCTGGTAGGCAAGCTTAATTCCTGTTGGTGCTTTTACATCCCATTTTGCACCTGCGCCGGTAGTGGCCGGGGCTACGGTGATGTTAAAGCCATCGCCGACGATATAGTCTGTTGCATCTGCAATTGTAAAAGTAAGACCGCCGCCGATAAACTCTACGGTTGCTTCACCTTGTCCGCAATATGACCCATCGGGATACCGAACAACAAAAGCGCCTTTGTTTGTGACTACTTTGTCAAACTCAAGAGTATAAACTCCGATTTTTGCGGTTGCTCCAACAACAATGGTACCCATTGCACCAGAGCCAGTATTATGCGTCCAGGCTGCGGCAGTGGCAGGTGTGGCAGGAGTACCAACAGATGCGTCAACCAGTGTGGCAAGGTATGCACCGAGTGTGGTTCGAACACCACCAGTTACTCCGGTCATTGTTCCACCACCAGTGTTCGACCCAGCGACTCCAGTCGTGGGAGTGGCGAGCGCTATCTTGCCAATCACCGAACCCATTGCGAGGTTCTGACCAGATAACACGGTGACTTGCTCGCGGGATTGATAATTCTCCATTTCCCATTTGAGCAGATCGTTGAGATACGTTGATTCTGTTAATACGATTGACATGTTGATCCTCCTATTATTTATTCTTTAAAATGGACTCTGCTCGTTTCTTTGCATCTTCCATAAGTGGGTTGGTATCTGTGGTGGCAAGTGCGCCGACTGTTGATACAATCGTTACCTGTTCTGATACTTTGGCCTTTGCATCGAGGATAACCTGTTTTGCCTGATCAAGAGACAAACCATCACGAATCATGGTTCCTGCGAGCGCTGGCATTCCCATAGACTCGCACAAATCAACAATGTCAGTTATCGCCGTTACTTGTTCAGCTTTTTGTGCAGCAAGTATCTGTTCGACAGTGGCTTCTGCAGCTTGCTCTGGTTCTATCGGATCTACGATAAAACCACCGAACGTGGAGGATGCCTTTAATTCAGCGTCAGTAATTACGCGAGAAGAAGTTGCCTCGGTAAAGGTTCCTCGGGGTAAAAGTGATTCAATATGAGAAAGCAAAAGACCTTGTTCGGTAAGCATCTTTTTAACTTCATCCATATTGTCGGCTATTGCCTGTGTGACGACTTCCTTTACTTCGTTAAGATTCATGCTAACGCCTCCAGTTTTTAAAATCATATTTTTAACGATATTATCTATGGATAGAATGCCGTCCGCAAAACCAATATCAACTGCTTCCTTACCCATGAAGAACCCTGCTTGTGTGGCCACAACTGATTCTTGTGACATGTTTCTGTTGCGTGCAACAACAGCAGTGAATTTGTCATAGAGTTTATCGACATGCGCCTGTTGGATTTCTTTGCATTTTGGTTTTAACGGTTCATGAGGACTGAAATCATTCTTGTGGTCACCGGCGAAGATGGTTGTGTATTTCACGCCGATCTGATTATCGAAACCTGTTTGGTCGATATGAATTGCGATTACGCCAACTGACCCAACGCTGGCTGTGTCTGAAAGATAGATTTCACTTGCAGCGGAAGCGATTGCATAAGCAGCGGAATAAGCGGATTCAGCAGCTACAGATATGATGGGCTTGATTTCCCGGGAATTGTAAATTTCATCAACCAAATCAAAGAGGCCAGCGACTTCTCCACCAGGTGAATCAATAAGCAATAAGATGCTTTTGACTCGTTCATCGGATAATGCAGCACGAAAGGTGTCACGGATATCAAGATATGATGTAGTCCACCATTCATAAGCTCGATAAGTGAGGCCGCCTGTGATCTCGACCACTGCGACGCCATCAACTATTACATATCCGCATGCGTCAAGAACTTCAGTTCCCATTCCTACAAATGCTTGCGCATCGTTGACGTGTTTTATTTCTGTATCGGGAGGTGGCGGTTTCGATCCAGTCGCTTTAACTGACAGAATCTCATTGACTGATTGTGGCGCAACCATCAATGCTGAATTAAAAAGTCTTGTTGGTATTTCCAATATTCCCTCCATTTTGCGGCCTTGAGTCAGAATCAAATACCAGACCTAACTTGTCAGCACGTTCGTTATCTGCCTGGATTTCTTCTTCGAGCGCCTCTACGTCAATTCCTCGTTCAGCAACTTCCTGTGTCCGTGAAGAAAACCCGGATCGGACAAGGCCAGATGATGCCTTTAAGTCTTTCAATGGATCGACCCATGGCCAGCCGTCGATTGTCCATTTGATCCTCATGTATGATTTTGGGTCTTTTGTGTATCCTGGTAGGCGCATGGCATTTGATAACTCGACCTGAGAAAGCCAATACTTGGCAACCGGTCTGCATATCTGATACGCCATGATATTAAAAATGAACTGCTTGCATTGACGTTGAAATTCGAGATTTCCAGCCCGGATAGAGGAATAAGTCACTCCGGACAGATCTCCAGTGAATTTCTCGTAGGTTAAACCGCCGATCCCACGAGCAGCACGTTGTTCTTGGTGTTTGATGAAAGACCCGTAATTACCACCAACATCTGCGGGTTGTGAAAATGTAACGTTGTAACCTGGAGGAAGTGATGGGAATGTACCAGGTTCCATCTGTATTTGAAGAGCACCTGTATCGTCTGTGCCATCGTCACTACCAAAGAACGGTACTGCATTTAAATCCTCTGCTGGCTGTGTGATAAAACCACCAAACATGGCAGCCGTCTTCTTGCGCACCAATTCGGCATCGTTGAATTGATTAAGTTCGTGCATTGTCAATATTAGGGATGCAAGCCACGGGCGGCCTCGTTGTTGTCCTGGACGAAGTGGATGAAAAACATGAAGTATCTCCGATGCTGGTATCCGAACCCTGTCGAACTGATCTTTTAACGTCATGAATACTTCGCCCGGATGTTCTTTGAATATCCAGTAGGCGACACGTTTACCAGATTTATCAAACTCTATGCCCATGCGGATTTCGTTGCCGTTTGGGGAGATGGTGTTGTAAGTTTCATCCAGGTGATCTGCTTCCAGTATCTGTAATTGCAGCGGCACTAAAAGGCTTCCCGACCGCTTCGGACAAAACCGGATAAGAACTTCTCCGGATTCGATAATTGACCGGGATATAAGTGACTGTAATCCGTAAAAATCAAGGAAACCGCCTGCGTCAGCTTCCTGTGTCCAGTCAGACCAGAGTTGTTGTATTCTCTTTTTGAGTTTGGAATCAGTCAATTGCCAGCGGGGAGAGATACCTGTCCCAACGATGTTGGAGACCAGGCAATCAATCGCACCACATATCTGAGGATCATTACGAGATAACTCACGAGAGCGAGACCGCAAGAGAGCCAAGGATGAATAAATTGTTGCATTAGGGCCTGCGGATGACGTGCCCCAGTTTGACAATCGCCTGCCATTCCCGGCACCTTCGAAAGGTGGGGAAGATCGCATATCGATTTTGCGGCCCTTACTGTCAAGTATTCTCAGGAAAGACATTACACCCCTTTACTGGTTGATATGCGGCAGTAACGCGGCCTGCGGTTTAATAAATTCAAAGACGTTGTAAGGCTTGACTTGTATGCCTGTAGTTCGATAAGACTTGACTGACCATATTCAACCATGCGATCACCATTGGAAACGCGCACGACTCGTTCCCCGAGCATAAGCTTGCTTATGGCAAGTTCAACGGAAGTCAGCGATGTGGTTAATTCAGA